AAACTACAGCCACTACACTTGTTGGATTCCTAACAGAACAATCTTTCTTTTATAAGCAAGAGGATAATACATCTAGCTCATCTTACAATTTAAGTAGAAACTCTACTCGTTGGAATTTTTCAAAAGTTTCTTCTGTTAGTGATGGAACTACAACAAAGACTGGAGAAATATTAAAGTTAGAAGCAACTGGAACAAATGGAACTTTCCTATTGTTTTTAAATCCAGAAGTAGGTTGTACTGGTCACGAAACAACAATAACTTTTGATTATTTATTTCCTTCAAGTAATTCTGATACCGATATTTATGTTAATGTAAAGGACGAATCAAACACATCTGCTGGTTCTCCTACGGTAACTCCTAATGATATTAATGGTGCCGTAAGTGGAACTTGGGCAACAGCAAGTCATACATTTTCATCAGCATCTAGTGGTTCACTATCAGTTCGATTAACAAATAGCCCAACAAGTACTGTTGGGGCAACCGTTACCCCAGATGCTGGAGATGAGTTTTACATAACTAATTTAAAAGTATCTACAGTCAAAGCTGATGCATTCGTCCACACTTGGTACGACCAAGCTGGGTCAAACAATGCAGTTCAAGCGACTGCTGGTAACCAACCACAGATTGCAAATAATGGAGCACTGCTTGCTGATGGAGTAGACTTTGACGGAAGTAATGACTTTTTGGATGCAACTTCAGCACTTGGTGCAACAGCTACAGTCGGTGCTTTTATTGTGCATAAACCAGATACTACTGATGCCAGAAGGTACTTTATTGACAATAGAGATGGAACTAGCGATGGAATGCGAATAATGCAAAGAGACGAAGGCGATGGTAACTATCGCTTTTCTATAAATAGTACAGAGGTTAATTCAGCTAGTGGAAGTGTTAGTACTAATGAAACTTTATTAACAGCTATTCAGTCATCAACCGCTGCTACATTATTCAAGAATGCTGTACAGCAAGCTACCGCAGCCGATGAAGCCATTAGCGTTACCGCTGCATTCAGAATCGGTGCAAATCGTGTTAGCACTGGAACTTACTTTGATGGCACAATGAAGGAGATTATTCTTTATACATCTGATCAAACAGACAATCGCTTCAAGATTGAGTCCAACATCAATAACTATTATGGTTTGTACAATGATGAGAATGAAGTAAGTCAAACTGAGTGGCAAAATACTGGGGCTGAATCTTTTAGCTCTACTAGTACAGATGGATTTAGTTATTCTAATAGCTCTGGTACAGCATTTATTGGAGTTACGCTTTCAGATTCATTACCATTTGGTGATTCGGTATTTATTTCGTTTAATGCAAGCGGTATAACACACCCAGCTAGTTCTGACCAAAGTCCTCAAGTAAGATTAAGAGACTCTGTTAGCGGAGGAGATGGTGCATCTCCAATTAATCAAGTTGTAAATGGATTCAATGCTTATACATTAACTTTCAATACCTCTAAAAGCAATGCAGATCACATAGTATTCTCAGAAGGAGACACCGCTGGTGGTACTGTAACTATATCTAACTTCAAAGTATCTCGCATAGCTCGTGATGGTTTAGTAGAAACTTGGTACGACCAAAGCAGCAATGGAAACGATGCTACTCAAGGATCAGCTGGTAATCAACCAGCTGTTGTTAAAAATGGTTCATTAAGTTCTGACGGTTTAATTTTTGATGGTAGTAATGACTTCTTACAAACAAGCACACAAGTACTAACTGGTACAGAGACTGGTGCAAACAGTATGTATGCAGTTATCAAGCAAACAAGTGGAGATGCTGGATACGTTTGTGGTAGTGCTTCAAATACTAGTGGTTCAGACCAAATAGGACAATCATTGTATGGTGCTTCTAATGATAAGATAGTCTTAACTAATGGAAACGATGCTACTGCAACCGGAACATTAGATACTATAACTAGAATTGAATCAGAGAATTATTTATTATCTTCTAACTATTCAAATAATAACGAAAACACATTAAAGGTAAATGGTGGCACAACTGGATATGCGAATGGTTCAACTCCTTACAATTTCAACGCTGGGGATAGATTTACTATAGGGGCTAGAAAAGATAGTACATCAGCGTCTACGGTTTTATTTACGGGAAGTATGAAAGAAATTATCGCATATGATTCAGATAGAACATCTGATAGGGTAGAAATAGAAACTGAAATAAATAATCATTACAATCTTTTTTAATTATGAGCGAAGAAACAATCAACTACTTGATATACGATACAGAATCTGATGCGATTACAAGAGCAAATACAGAGGGTGCTAGACGAGGTTATGCTTACCATAGAGTAGGTTCTGGAACTCGCTATCACACTTACCCACAAGTGACTGCTGACAGTAAGTATGCCCTTGTCGTAAACGGATATGAATTAACAGAAGATGAAGAGTCAGCTATTACAACTAGCGTTACCTTCCCAACACCAGAGGAAGAATAGTATGGAAGATATAATCCAAAGACTGTCAGCATCAATGTTTGGCACTTGGGCTAGTTTTAGCTTACAAAGTGTAGATTCACTTGCGTCTATAATCTGTTCAATTTTAGTCAGTATTTTAACTGTAATTTCTATACGTAAAATCCTTAATTCTAAGTAAAAATGTTTGGGCTCGTAACAATGCTGCTTACTACGCTAGGAGCAACTGGTATGGGCTCTATGCTTAAGATAGTCGGGGGAATAGTACAAAGCATAAATGATGCAAAAGAGGCAAAAGCAAAAAGAGAACTCATTAGGGATATGTCTATGTCTAATGCAAATGTTGAGTTCCAAAAGGCAGTTTTTGGAGAAGTTGATAAAGATACCTCTATATTCGCTCGTGCTACTCGTAGGCTTATTGCTCTTATCGGGATGCTTAACTTCGCAGCGATCTCCATCTGGTGCACGTTGTACCCCAATATTGAACTCATCACCTTCACTCCCCCAGAAAACAAAGAAAACTGGGACATCTTATGGGGACTCATATCATTTCCATCTGGAAGCGATCTCACCACATCGATTAGTACTGGACACATCGCTTTAGTAGCTATTACTACACTTGGTGCTATTATCGGTTTTTACTTCACCCCCGGAGGTAAAAGATAATGGACAAAGAGAAAGCAAAAGAGATTCTTGTAGAGCACACAAAAGCTCTTAATGTTCTTCTCAATAATGAAGGAATAAAAGATACTTCTGTTAACATAGATGCAGATGAAACACTTGGTTCTATAGAAGACAGAGAAGAAAAGCTGTCTTGGATACAACAAGCATTTAGAAAAGTACAAAAAATACCAGCTGTAGAGACTGTATCTAATTTAGGAGTTGCTGGTACGGTTGCTGTATCTTCGGCTGTTGTAACTCAAACTGAAATAGCTAAGGATACAACCGAAACATTTGTAGCTGAAGTTGCTCAAGACATTGTAGAAGAGCGTATTGAAGTACCTATATTTATTGATAACTTTGTAGACTTCGAGGAAGTATACTTAGATTGGGGACAACAAGTTATTGCTCAGAAGTACGTTGAGGCTCAGTCCTACGCTGAGAATGTTTCCGACGAGATTCAGAGCAAGGTTGCGAGTGGAGAGATAGAGGTTTCCGAACCACAACAGACTTCTCAACCAACTGGTGAGACTTCGGACACCACACAAAAAACTTCTGCTTCTTCCAATAGTTCTTCCTCCGAAAAGTCCTCTCAAAGCGATCAGCCACAACAAACTGACAAATCGTCAGAATCAAAACAAGAAGGGCAACAATCAAAAGAAGATAATTCATCAGAGGAGCCTAAAGATAACGAACAAAAGCAAGATAAACAAGAAAAGCAAGAGCAGCCCCAAGAACAAAAAACTGAAGGGCAGAAAGAATCTCAACAAAAATCATTACCCGAACCTAAAGTAGAACAACAGTCTGTCAAGTCAGAAGTCCCTATTGCGGAAATACCTATGGTGGAAACACCATTAGATTCTGATCCTATCGTTAGAGCTGTTTCACCAACAAATTAATTATGGATTTCTTTAAATATATATTTTCAAACTACGGAACCGATATGCTCAAGATGACCCTTGCGTACGTTGGTATAATATCAATAGTGCTAATGTTTTTTCCATTTAAAAAGATAGTAGCATTCGTTAAATCTATTTTAACGATTATAACTTCAATATTTAAACGATGAGTCACGAATTACAATACCTAGACGCTAACTCCGATTACGGTTGGGGTGAAAGCATTTCTTTATCTGACTATAATTACTTCTATGTACCATCTATACCAGAATGGGTATACAGTGAATTTGACGGACTTCTTTACGAAGGAGTACAGTACAACTGGGCAGAAGTAGATTACAGACTTACCGTTGATTACAACGCTGTGCCAGAGCCCGCTGACCTTGGATTATTTATGGGGTTAGCGTTCGCTGGATTTATAGCATACAAAATAATTTCAAAGAAAAATAAAAACTTAAAATGCGCCCTTTGTAAATTTACCGATAGTATTATTAGTAAAGCAAAAGCGTTATATACTAAAATAATTACTAAATAAATACTATGGCTACATCATCATCAATACTAGGTGCAATGGGAAGAATACCTTCTAGCTTTCTTAATAGACCGGGAGGACCGGGCGCAGTAATCGCAAATAGAGCAAATCGAGATAAATTGGGCGCGTTAGCGGCTGCACAAGCTGCGGCAGCGCAAAGAGCCCAAATGCGAAACAATAGAACTAATTTTATGCCTACTACTATTGGAGGTATATTTGGAAGAGGCAGACCCCTTAATCCAAGAACACCTAGACCTATCAATCCCGGACAAGGATTGGGTTCATTTATGAATCGAAACTTAGGAAGACCGCCTATGGTAAGACCAATGCCAATGCCTATGCCTAGGGATAGAGCGTTTACTGGGGACATAATAGATGGAATGAACGCACAACAAAGATTTTTGAAAAATAATATTGGTTCAATTTTTGGTCCTAGACTAAAGCCTAAAGCGCCAACAAAAAGGGTACCTAGACGTCGAGTACAACCAACAAGCAAAGCAGTCGACCCAAACCGTAGGGATCGTAGCCGTAGAGCAACTCCAAAGAAAAAACCAATCAGCGTAACAGAATTACGTAGAAAAGCTGGAACATTACCTAAGAGTACAAATAAACCATTACCACGTAGACGTGCTACACCGGTAAAGAAAGCTTTGGGACCTAGAGGACCTCAAGGACCTAAAGGACCGGGCGGACCTAAGAGTGTAAGAAAACCAATACCTCGTAGACGCGTTGTACCAAAAACTAGAACTTCAACAACTAATAACCAGCGTAGCCGTGCAATGCCACGTAGACGCGTAATCCCAAGGAGACGATAATTATGCCATTTGGAAAAGGAACATACGGAAGTAAAAGGGGTAGACCACCCGCAAAGAAAACAATGCGCAAAAAGAAAGGTAAGTGCTAATGGGTAAACTTTGTCCAAGAGGTAAAGCTGCCGCTAAAAGAAAGTACAAGGTTTATCCTTCTGCTTACGCAAACAGCTACGCTGTTAGAGTTTGTAAAGGTCAAGTTAAGGGACCCGGAGGTAAAAGAAAAGCATCACCGGGATATTCTAAGAGAAAAAGGGTATGAGCCTTAAAAGGTGGCATCAAGAAAAGTGGGTAGATATAAAAACGGGCAAACCTTGTGGCAGAAGATCTGCTTCAAAAAGTAAGCGCGGATACCCGGCTTGTAGACCATCTAAAAGAGTTTCTTCTAAAACTCCGAAGACAACCTCAGAGATGTCTTCGGCGGAAAAAAGTAAATTCAAGAGAACTAAAAGAAGCAGTAAGAGAATACCTTACTCGCACAAAAGAAGAAAAGTATAACTATGATAGGAGATATATTAAATTTTGTAGAACAAATAGGTATACCCATCACGAGTGCATTAGCTGTCGGATGGTTTCTTTTTATTATACTTAAATTTATCCTACAACAAGTATCAGATAGAATATCTGGGTTGTCTAAATCTCTTATATCTTTAGAAAATAAAGTAGATGTTATGAATAATGACATCGTTAAAATAGATACACAGTTCTCTTGTGCTTTTAACTGTGAACCAAACCTTGTACGCATAGTTGCAAGTGAAGGCAAAGAGGATTGCCGAGATGACTAATGAGCGGGTACGAATTTGAACACTGGGCAGATATGATAGCCAAGTTTGGCTTTTCTTTGATTGCCCTTATTGGTCTTGGTTTTTTTGTTTGGCACATTTGGAAGTGGGTTACAAATACGGTAAATCCAGCTCTAGATGATTGCGGATCATCATTAGGTAAACTAAAAAAACAAGTACAAGCTTTAGACAACGATATGATTCGACTCAGTATGAAGCTAAAGATACTTATATCAGAACGTCATATAACCGATAAACACAAAGGATGCTCTAATGAGAAAGATACACAAAAGTAAAAAAGGTGGACTTACTGCTGCTGGTAGAGCTTTTTTTAAAAGAAAAACTGGAGCTAATTTAAAACCGCCAGTAACAGAAAAAAATCCAAAAGGTAAAAAGAAAGCGCGTAAAAAATCATTTTGCGCTAGAATGTCTGGAGTAAAAGGACCTATGCGTGATAAAAAGGGAAGACCTACTAGAAAAGCATTAGCACTGAAAAGGTGGCGCTGTTAAATGGCAAGATACGATACATTTACTGAATTAGATGAGATACAATCAGAAGATATGGACCGCGGGTTCATCGGCTTCAATAATAGATTGCGTCCGGATCAACTACAGCCCGGAACATTAGCTGATAGTTCAAATGGTAGAATGGCTCAAAATGGTGAGTGGCAGACTCGAAAAGGTATTGAGAATCTATCAACTCCAGTAGCTGGAGGTGTAGCCCCGAACTTGCCCTTTTTTCTTATAAATGACGCAACTGGTTACACGAGTAGTTCTTTAGGGATCACTAGTCAGAAACTTAGAATTACGGTTAATCAAAACTTAAGTGCAATCTTTTCTCTTAATGATGAAGGTATGCTTTTTACAGATACAGATAACTTAACTGGTATAAGTTTGTCCAAAGCTAATCATACTGTTAAAGTAGTCAGCGTAGATTCTAGCAACATTATATTTGAGGTACAAGATGTTACATATTCCTCCGGAACTCCGGGTGGAACAATAGACGTAGATAGCGCTAAGTTGGATGATGATTCATTAAATGAAGTGTACGGTTCTTGCTTATTTTCAAATCCTAATGACGACTCCGATAATTATATAATAATAGCTACTAATGCTAATGCTATAGCTATTAATATAGAGAATCCTAGTACAACTTATGCAATGGGTTATCCCGGATCCGAGCGAGTAACATCTTCTGTAGAGATGATACAAGCTTTTAATAAATTATTTATATTTAGAGATGGTCAAACGGCATTTGTGAAGGATCTAGCCGGAACGAATATTAACACAAGTCCTACTTTAGATTTAGTCAGCAGTGGAACATTTTCACAACCAATATCTTATAACGTTACAGACTTAGATTACGCTGATGGTATAGCTACCGCCACTGCCTCCACCACTGCTGTTTCAACCCTATCGGTCGGGGCGGAACTTAAGATTACAGTTGCTGGATCTTCCGGATACACAGTAGGGGACATTGTTACTGTGCAGTCAATTCCTAGTAGTACTACCTTTACTTTTATCACCGACAAAGATAACGATACAAATAAAGCTTGTGAGATACAAAGATCTATATCCCAAGGGTTAGGATTCACCCATATGCCGGCGCCCAAGTACGGAGTCTACCACCAGAGACGATTAGCGGTTCCATTCAGATATTCTGTAGATGCTAGTGCAAATAGTTTTACGGACCGTAAAATATTCGATGAAGTTTTATTTTCGGATATATTAGACTCAAATACTTACGATAGAGTATTCGGTCAATTTAGGTTCAATGCTGGTATGGCTGATTTTAACGTAGGTATGTTGTCCTTCGCAGAAGATAAGCTTGTGGTATTTAATAGAAATAGTATACACCAAGTATCTTCTAGTTCAGATTTAAAAACTTCTTCAGTTCAATTATTAACAGATGAAGTCGGTCTTATAGCCAGAAACTCTGTAATACAAGTAGGGAACTCAATTATATTTTTATCCGACAATGGC